GCTTTTTCTTCAGGGGTAAAAGCATTAGCTTTAAGTTTTATTTTAAACTGCTCAGCTTCTTTGTCTGAAAGTTCTTTGTAGCCTGTGTTACCTACTAAACCTCCAAAGAAAAATCCTTTCCTTTCATTAAACATATCAGCGATAATTTTAGCAAAACCATAAGGATTACCTTCTACATTAGGCCAGTTTTCATTATGTCTAGAGTAACCCCTAAACTCAGTAGGGTCTTTAAAGGCTTTTTCTATATCTGCAAAACTTTTAACACCAATAATATCTTTACTTTTTATAATTCCTCCTGAAAATTTAACGGAGGGTAAATAGTCATCATAAGTATCAAGTATCTTGTTTGTTGCAAGGTCTATTACTTCTTTTTTATCATATTTAATATTTAATTTTTCAAGTCCTTCTGGACCAAATAAACTTTTAATATCAGGAGCTTGGTCTGGCTCCCATTTATAATTTGATTTTTTAATTTTAATTAAAGCTAGTTTACTATCATCTATCTTCCAGTAATGTTTTTTAGCAAAAGCTACAGCATCTGCTGGGTTTTTAAAAGCATATACAGCAGGAGAGGCTTGGTACCTTTCTCCTGTTCCAGCTTTTACAAAGTTAGAAGTTTTTAATGGATTCAATCCTTCTTTCTTAATCTTTTCAGCATTTGCTTTAGATGTAAAGTGATAAACATAATCACCATCTACTAAGTTTTTCTTTTGACTTTTAGTTAATTGTTGAGCAACTTTTGACACTGTACGAGCTACTAAACCTCCAATATTAAATGGTTGTCTTTCTTCAAACTCTGAAGTAAATAAAGCTGTTTGAGCTGAATAAGGTAAACCAGTCAAGGGGTCAATTCTATTTGCTGGGTTATCTGTCACATCAGTAACATCTTTAGAAACATCGCCACCTTTATAGTATGTCTTTCTTGAAGGTAAAGATAATGCTTCAACTAATCTATCTCTTTGTTCTTTAATAGGCTCGTCTGCTTTTTTAGCTGCTTGGACAACAGTATCATAGTCAAAACCAGTGTATCTTTTAATTAAGTTTTTACTACCATATAAAGGTAACTTTCTAGCTCCTGTTTCTAACAAGCCTCTATCATAAATAGCCATATTGACAACATCACCTATAACAGGGCCACCTAATGAAGCAGCTGATACTAAAGGATTTTTACCATATCTACTTGCCTCTCCCCATCTAATACCTATATCAATAGGACCAGCCATCCCTGTTCTTTGTAGAGCTTTAACAACATCTCTATAACTAACACCTTCTTTATCTATTTGTTTTTGATATGACTCGGGACTTCTCCAGTAGTTAGTTGCTAAAGCTACATTAGTTGCCATCAAACCAAAAGCTGCAACTCTTGGTGCATTAACTCCCGGGTTTTGTATAGAATCTCTCGCAAAGTTTTTAAGAATAGTATTACTAAAGACATAAGGATATCTTAAAAATTGAGTTAAAATATCCCATTTAGGGTTAGACATATAAGTAGGAACTTTAGCTCTTTCTCTACCTGTTTGTAAGATGACAGAGTTAGTAAATCTACCAGCACCTCTTACAACCTGACGATAGAAATTATCGTTTTGTTTAGCTCCTTGACCTATCCATCTTAAACCATCTTCAACATCAATACCTAATTCAAATAATTCTGACTTTAGATGATTGATTCTAGATAAATTATCTTTAGCTCCTGTCTTAGAAATACTGTCCATAATACCTTTTAATCTACTTTTATCGGGTGCATTAGCTATGGCTTTTCTTATTAAAGCATCATCATCAAGAACATTAATACCATCATCAACAAGATTTCTAAGTTTTGTTAGGTTATCATAAATTAAATCTTTACCTGTTGAGAAAGAAGCAAGTTGTACTGTTTTAGTCCAAGGAATTAAAAGGTTAAATCTAAAAAATCTTTTTGCCATTTTTTTAGTAAATTCATTTTGTAAACCTTCACCAGCTAATCTGTTAGTAACATCTCCCATAGCTTCATCAACACCAATCCAAACACTATTCATTTCACGAATAAGTTCATTATTAGACATTTTATATTTGTCTTTTAATATCTGTCCCATTTCTTTACCAAAAATAGACATTCCACCTTGTACACCTTGCAATGCTCCTTTAACAGCACTAGAAGGTTTGGCTTTAGCTAAAGGAATAATAGCCTCTGTTACAGATGATAAAGTTGCTAAAGGTAAATAAGCCATTGAGTTAGCTAACTTCATACCATCATATAAAGCTTGTACAGTATCACCGTAGTAGCTGACATTACCTGTTACTGAATTAAATAAATCAACAATCTTTTTTTCATCGTTACCAGTAAATCTACCACCAGCTTCTCTAATTTCATCTTTAATTTTATTAACATATCTTTCTCTAAATTGGTCTTCTAAAGATTGTTTATATAATATAAGATTTCCTTCAGCAGTTTTACCTGATATTTTTACAGGCTTACCAGCACTTAAAAAGTTTTTCTTTATTTCAATAGACCTAGCAGCATTTAAAAGATAGTTAGATGAAACTTCAACTAAATCATTAGTCAAGAATTTTTCAAACTCATTATCTGGTAAGCCCTTAAAAGTTCTTGCCTGTCCTAGTAAGTGGGAATGAGAAGCATATAGTTCATCTTGTTTATTGAGCATACCAGCAACAACATCGTCTACTTGATTTGGTTCAACAATTTTATATTTTTTTCCGTCTTTTGTTCTTTGTTTTGTTAGTAATCTTTGAAATTCTTTAGGGTCAGCTTCAATAGCTTCTCTGTTCCAAGAACGAGCAAACCAGTCTTCAACATACTCAGGAGCCATATTAGCTTCATCAGCATGTCTGTAAACAGAATCAAATACTTTTCTTAATCTAGCTGCAGTATCTACAACCTCTGGTGATATTTCTTTATTATTTAAAAATAATTTATTGTTTTTAGTTTCAGGTTTAGCACCCCTTAAGATTCTAATAATATTTAATTCATCAGTCGGGGATACACTTCCTGTTTTTCTAACAGGCTCTAAAGCAGCATCTAAACCTTGAATATAACCAGCCCTTCTATTATCTAAATCTTCACCAAAACTATAATCAATTCTTCTAGTTGCTCTTGGACCTGTTAATTTTTTTTCAAAATCATCAACAAAAGTTTGTCCTAGTTTCCGAGCAGTTGGTGATACTTCAGCCATAGTATTTAAAATACTAGCAGCAGAACCGCCTATTTTAGCAAGTCCTGTATCTATACCTTTTCTAATTTCAAAAAAAGCTGGAGCTGTTCTACGGTAGTCATCATTAGAATATAAACGACCAACTCTACTATTATATAAAGAATTTTTTTGAGCTAGATTACCAAAAATAGCACCAGTAACAGCACCTAAAGCTGTAGCTCCTACTGTTTCAGAATTAGAGTAAAGCTTTCTTAGACCTGTATTTATTTCTGTATTTTGTCTAAAATGATTATCAAGACCTGTCCAGCTACCGGCAATGGCTGCTGAACCTAGTGTTGCTTTTTTAATTTGGTCTTTACCTATATCTTTTATTTTATTTGTAGCAATAGCTTTTGAGCCTTGTAGAGCAGTTGATGCTAAGGCTTGACGAGCTGCTAATGACGTGCCTCCAGTAAACGGAGCTGCTAAGGCTGCAGCAATAGTAAAAGGGTCAGTAACCATATCGACTGCACCGTCTTTGATAAGTTCAACATATTGTTTCATGCTACCCATATCAGCTTTATCAAACATGCTTCTTAGATAAGCATAATCTTTTTTTTGTTGGTCAGTAAATTTACCAGACTGAGTAGCTCTTGTCATGCCTGATACTAAATTAAAATCAGAGTCTCTTAGGTACTCAAAAATATCATCAGAGTTTTCACCAACTGATTCTAAAAATCTTTCAGCAACTCCTTGAAACTTATCATCATTTTCAAGGTCGTCTAAATTATAATTAACTTTACCAGACGGGCCAAAACTACCAGTAAGCAATCTTCTGTTTCTAGTTACTGCCATTTTATTTATTAAAAGATGCTAATAAATCTTTTTGTTTTTTATTTTTATTTTTTTCAATAAGCTTAAGAGCATTACTATCAGTAATTACACCTCGATAACTACCATCATTAATATCATAAGCTTTGTAATTATTTCTTAAAGGATTAAATACTACATAATAAGAATCTTCTAAAAAATTAAAAGTTTTAATATTTTTAAAACCTGAAACTTGCACAGAGTTTTTTGGAATATTTTCTAAAATACTTTCTAATTCAACTTTTTCTTTTGTAATTTCTAGTGCATTTTTATTTGGATAAAAAATATTGTTTAAGGAATTTATAGCTTCTATTTTTTCATCTTCATTAACATTAGCTAGGTCAACAACATTAGTAAAAAACTGATAAGCATTATCTTTGTATTGGCTATCAAAGTTTGTATTAATATAATCTATTTCTTCTAATAAACCTCCAACACCTTCAGTACCTGTAATATCTAAGAAAACTTGATTTAATTGATTACTATCAAGACCTTCAAGATTTTTTGTATAAGGATAAATAGCAAACTTACCAACTTGAGTATTTACTGGTTGATTATTATTGTTATTTCTTTCAGTTAAAACATATTGAGTAGCATAGGTTTCAGCTGCAGTTTTACTACCAAAATAAGATTTAAATGATTCACTAACTTCTAATATTTCTTGAGCAATGTTAGTAGGTAATTTTAAATTTTTACCATCATCAATTCTTAAGTCGTCAGCTATAGTTGTAAAATCATCATCGCCTTGAACAAGAGATTTTACTGTATCACTTATCCTATTATAATCTGTAGTGCTATATTCTATTTCTTTTTTAGGTTTAAAATCTGTTGTACCTAACTCAATATTTCTAACTTCATAACGACCATTTCTTTTAACAGTAGTTCTCATAAATTGTTTAGTAGCTGTACCTCCCTGAACAGGAACTTTGTAACTAACAAACTCTGGTTTAGACTCTCTTAAAACTTTAAAGCCTATTTCATTATCTTGTTCTTTATAAGCTCTTTCAACCGCTTCAAACATTTCTAAAAAGTTTTCAGAATTAGAAAGTTTGTCATAAGCTCTTTGAGCTACATCAGCATCACCGAACTCTTTAAATCTTATAGCTAACTCATCCTCGCCTATCTTCTGCATATCTTGTTGAGTCTTACCATTAAACAGGTTTTTAAGACCTCTAGTAGCCCAATTAAAAACATTAGAAGGTGCTTTTTCTTCAACCCAATCACTCCATCTTTCTTCTAATTTAGCAATATCAGTAGGCATTTGTGCATACTTTTTACCTAAGTTTTGCCATTCACTATTTCTTTTAGTTGCTAGTTCTTGAGCTTGTTTAACTAAAAAAGCTTGAGCTGGAGCTGTTAACTCGTAATTAGAATACATACCACCTTCACCAAACTCTCTAGTTAGTTGAGTTCTATAAAAGTTAGTCCAGTAGTCCATTGAATTACCAGCAAAGCTATTATCAATAACATTTTGTACATTATCATACTCAGTTTTACCGTTAGCTATGTCTAATAGTTTTGCTTTTTTATATTGCTGACTTTGTTCAAAAGCATTGAATTGTTCAGTAACATAACTACTTAAACCTGAAGTAACAAATTTACCAAGAGCTAAGTTTCTATCTATCTTTTCTCTTCTCTTTCTTTCACGTTCAACATCTTTTTTAGTTTGTCCTAGTAAAGACATACCAAACTCTACTGAACCCATTGATTTATAATCATCTGCCATTTTATCCTCTCTCTAATAAACTTGTATTTTCTTCATCTGGCCTAGCTAGTAAACTATCTGAAGGTTTAAATTTTTCTATTTGTTGTTCTACTGATTCTGGTAATTCAACTTGTTCTAATTGTTTTTTTGAAACTTTTGGTATTTTACTTTTAATTATATCTGGTAAGTCTTCTTCGTCTTCTTGGTCAACATCAAACTCATCATCTTCGTAATGTTCACCTTCATATAAAATATATTCAATACCTGATTTTTCAGCTAAAGCCATCATAACGTACATTAAAGGCTCGGCTAACATTAACATTAAGTCAGGATTAAAGAGACCTTTAGAAAACCCTTGTCTTAAAATAAGAAAAGCAATATCACTAATAGGTACACCTTTACTAATACTATCAAGAATAACCATAACTCTATCTTCTTCTAATAACTCTGCAACAATATAGTCTAAAGCTTCTTGATGTTTGACAAATCTAGGCGGTTGCTCCCAAGGATAAGGACTTTTCGGGTCGTTAGTTAATGATTGTCCCGGTATTGAAACACCCGGATTTCCTTCAAACTGTCTAATTACTTCTGGATTAAATTCTTGTAATGTTGGTTTCATACAAAACCTCCTTGTCTTGGTGGATTAAAAGCATTTTCTGCTTCGTCATAAAAAACTGCTAAGCTTGGAGTATAAGTATCTCCTCTTTGAAAGAAATTTTGTGTTGATATAGTTTTACCAATTCTTTCCCAATCATTAAAAGCAATACTTGTATCAGTTTCTTGTGTGCCATAAATAGACTCATCAATTCTATTAGACATCCATTTACTTGCATATTCACCGGCTTTATTTTCAACAAAGTCTTTAGCTGTTTCTCCCCATTTTTCTAGAGTACTTTCTGGAGTAACAGGAGCTATATCAACATTAACTGAGGCTTGTAAGTTTTGATATAAATCTGGTTGATATTCTTTTAATTTTTCTAAGTCACTTTCAGTTAAATTATCTAAATAAGTTTGAGCTTGTTCTTTAGTATATTTAGGTTTTTCAACAACTTTACCTACTTCAGAACGTGGTATAATTTCTGTAGGTGTTGTGGGTTGTACTCCAGCTGCTGTTAATTGTTCTGAGGTTGCTCCTATTTTTGTACCACTAAATAAAAAATCATTAGTTGCTTGGAAACTATTAGTATAACCAGATTGAACTGCATTTGAAAAACCTTCAATAGGATTAGGAAGTCCTGTAGCATTAGCAATAGCTTTAAAACCATTATTAATAAACTTAGAAGCTCCACTAATTATTTTACCAGCAGTTGCTCCGGCATGATAGACTCCTCTAGCAATACTTCCTACAGCTTTTGCAAAAACATTTGATTTACCCATCATATTACCTGCCCAGTTACCAAAGCCATTCCAAGTTGCACTAAGGCCTCCAGCAGCATTACCAACTAAACTACCTAAGCCCGACATGGCATAAGGCATAACTAACATAAGACCAAGTTGTCCTACAATTCCTGCTTTATTGATAGCTTTCATAACTTTACCACCAACTTTTTTAATTCCTTTCCAAACTTTTTTTTGGACTTTAACAATTTTTTTAGCTACTTTTTTAATTCCTTTAGCTATTTTTTTAAATAATTTTT